TTTATAATTTTCTTCATAAAAAGATAAATTATTGAGTTCTTATAAAAAAGTCTTTTTTTATTTTATAAAAAAAGATGTATAATATGTAATATCTTATTTTTAAGGAGGAAAATTATGTCCAATAATGATCTTATTGAAAATTTTGTAGGGAATCTCGTTGAATATGATATTGTTCCTATAGAAAAAAAATGTGAAATTGAAGCTGGTTTAGAAACAGCTTTTGAAACAACAAAAGAAGTTATAGTTAGTAACATCCCAGTATTACCCGAAATTATAAAAATTGTTAGTAATTTTAGAGATAAAAACTTGTTAAAAAAAATTTACTCTTTTTTACAAGGAATAAATTCTGTAACTAAAGAAGAAATTAAAACTTTTTTTGAAAAAGATGCTAATAATTTCTCTGAAAAACTGTTAATAACAATAGATAGAATAGATTTTGAGGAAAAAATTAATTATCTTAGTAGATTATTTGAATTTCTTATATCAAATAAGATTGATGAAATATTATTTTTTAAATGCACTAAAGCATTAGAAAATTTATATAACAAAGATATAATCAAGTTTAAAGAAAAATATATCAAAGACAAAGAATATTCACCTAATGATTTTACTTTTGAATGCTATAAAGGAGTTGGATTTTTTGAACATAAAAAATGTTCAGAAGATGGAAAGGAATTAATCTCATTAGGAACTTATATTGTCAGTGATGTAGGGAAAGTTTTTTTAGAAATAATTAACTAAGAAAATTTAAAAATAATATAGATATTTAGAGAACTCAAAAGGTTCTCTTTTTTTATTATAAATTGGAGGTGAAGTAGCATGAAATTAAATGCAAGGCAAAAATCTTTCTGTGAGTTTTATGTAGCATCTGGAAACGCTACTGAAGCTGCAATAAAGGCTGGATATAGTGAGTATTATGCAAAAAATAGAATACATACTTTTATGAAAAGTGTGGGTATAAGTGGGTATATAGAAGAATTAATGCAAAAGGCTCAAAGTGAAAGAATTGCATCTGCTGAAGAAGTTTTACAGAATTTAACAGCAATGATGAGAGGAGAAATACAAGAAGAAGTTATAGTAGTTGAGGGAGAAGGAGATGGGGTTTCTTCTGCAAAAATAATGAAAAAGCAAGTATCAGCTAAAGAAAGAATTAAAGCAGCTGAGCTTTTAGGAAAAAGACATGCTTTATTCACTGATAAAACTAAAATTGAAGGGACTTTACCAGTTATGATTGTTGGTGAAGATGATTTAGATGAGTAAATTTATAAAAATAAGTTTACCTCAAATCGTTGGAAAGGGCTATAAATCGTTTTGGAACTTCAAGGGTAGGTATAAGGTAGTTAAGGGGTCAAGAGCTTCAAAAAAGAGTAAGACAACAGCTCTATGGATAATATACAACATGATGAAATATAAGAATGCTAATACTCTTGTTGTAAGGAAAGTTTTTAGAACTTTGAAAGATAGTTGCTATTCAGATTTAAGATGGGCTATTAATAGATTTCAAGTTCAAGACTATTGGGAATTAAAAGAAAGTCCGCTTGAAATGACATATAAGCCAACAGGACAAAAGATTTTATTTAGAGGTTTTGATGATCCATTAAAGATTACATCAATTTCAGTTTCGGTAGGTAGTTTGTGTTGGTGTTGGGTAGAAGAAGCTTATGAATTAACAAATGAAAAATATTTTAATATGCTTGATGAAAGTATTAGAGGGGTAGTGGAAGAACCTCTATTTAAACAGATAATTATTACTTTAAATCCTTGGAATGAAGGGCATTGGATTAAGGCTAGATTTTTTGACAGAGAAGCAAAAAATATACTAGCTTTAACTACTAATTATTTTTGTAATGAATGGTTAGATGAAACAGATAAAGAATTATTTGAAGATATGAAAATACGTGACCCTCGCAGATATCAAGTTGCTGGACTTGGTAACTGGGGTATAGTGGATGGGCTTGTCTATGAAAATTGGCAAGAATTAGAATTTGATTGGAGAGAAATTTTAAATAAAAGACAAAAAGCAAAAGCAGTATTTGGATTGGATTTTGGATATACAAATGACCCTGCTGCTTTTTTTTGTGGAATATTGGACCAGGAACAAAAAGAAATTTATGTTTTTGATGAGATATATCAAAAAGGTATGCAGAATACAGCTATTTACAACAATATAGAAAAATTAGGTTTTAAAAAAGAAATTATAGTTGCTGATAGTGCAGAGCCAAAAAGTATAGATCATTTAAAAGGTTTAGGACTTTATAGAATAAAAGCATCTAAAAAAGGAAAAGATAGCATTAATGCTGGAATACAATTTATTCAAGACTTTAAAATTTTTATACATCCTAGATGTGTTAATTTTTTAACTGAGATTTCAAATTATGCTTGGGATAAAGATAAGTTTGGAAAAGCAACAAATAAACCTATCGATGATTTCAATCACTTAATGGATGCTATGAGATATGCACTTGAGGATTATATGCTTGGTGATGGATACAACTGGAATTTATAAGGGAGTAAAATATGTTTGAGTTTATAAAAAACTTGTTTAGGAGAAAAAGAGATATGAATGGAGTACCTATAAAAGAATTAGAACTAATAATAAGAAATTTCTTAGCTAGTGATAAACTAAAAGAAATGCAACTAGGAGATAATTATTACAAAGGTAAGCATGATATTTTAAATAGAGTTAGAAAAGTAATAGGCCAAGATGGAAATTTAGTTCCAGCAGCTAATTTAACTAATAATAAAATTGTAGATAATAAATTTGCTGGTGCTGTGGATCAAAAAACAGATTACTTATTATCAAAAACACCTAGTCTTTCATCAAAAAATGAAAAAGATATGGATAACTTAAACAAAATATTTAACAGTAAATTTTTTAAGCTATTACACTCAATAGGTAAAGGGACTTATTTGAATGGAATAGCTTTTTTATATATCTATTATAATGAAAAAAGTGAATTTTCATTTAAGAGGTTTAAAGGAAGTGAAGTTATACCTATATGGAAAGATAATGATCATACTGAACTTGACTATGTTATAAGAATATATAAAACTAAAAAATTCACTGGGTATGATTATAAGGAAGTTACTAATGTTGAAGTTTATACATTAGATGGAATAGATTATTATACTTGGGATAATGGATTAAGTTCTTTAATTAAACATGAAAATTATATGAAATTAGAAGATAAAGAATTCAATTGGGAGTATTTGCCTGTTATTCCATTCAAAGTGGATGAAACAGAATTACCTTTAATTATGAAAGTAAAAAGCATTCAAGATGCAATAAATGAAGTGATAAGTGATTTTAAAAATGACATGGAAGATAATTCTAGAACTACTGTACTTGTAGTTAAAAACTATAATGGGCAAGGTGGTACATTAAGACATAATATGAATCTTTATGGTTATATTCCTGTTGGCTCTGATGGAGGAGTGGACCAATTAACAATTGAAGTTAATGCTGGAAACTATGAAACTATTTTGAAAATATTAAATAAATCTTTTATAGAAAACGCAAAAGCTTTTGATGCTAAGAGTGATAAGCTTCAAGGAAATGTAAATCAGATGAATATTCAATCAATGTATTCTGATATAGATTTAGATGCAACAGCACTTGAAAGAGAATTTAAAGCTTCTTTAAAAATAGTATTATGGTTTGTGAAGCAACATTTAAAAGCTAATTTTAATGAAGATGATATAGATATTATATTTAATAAAGACATTTTAATTAATGAAAGCCAGGCTATTGAAGATTGTCAAAAATCTGTTGGAATAATAAGCACAGAAACGATAGTAGCTCAACATCCTTGGGTAAATGATTCTAAAGCTGAATTAGAAAAAATAAAAAAAGAAAAAGATAGTTCCATTGAAGAAATAGATGGAATCTATGATGGACATAATCATGAGTAATAACTATTGGATAGATAGATTTACAGCTGAAGAAAATAGAATCAATGAATTATCTAAGGAACAAGTAAAAGAAGCTAAAAGACAATATGATATAGCTTTAAAGAATACAAATCAAAAGATATATGAGTTTTATGCTAAGTATGCAAAAGATAATAATATATCTATGTATGAAGCAAAACAAAGATTTAATAAAAAAGAACTAAAAGAATTTAAAATGTCTTTGAGTGAATATATTAGAAAAGGTAAAAGCCTCAATATGAGTTCTGATAATAGTATTATAAAAGAATTAAAAAATGTTAGTTCAAGAGTTCATATTGAAAGATTAGAAGCTTTAAAAATGGAAATTAAAGCTGAAATAGATTTATTAGCTAAGACTATGGAAAATAATTTAGATAAATATTTAAGAGAAGTTTATAGGAATACTTATTATAGAAGTGCTTACAATATCCAAAAAGGTTTAGATAAGTTTTCTGATATAGAAAAAATAAATCCAGAACTACTTGAAAGTTTAGTATACAAACCTTGGACTAAGGATAATACTAATTGGAGTAAAAGAATTTGGGGTAATGACAGTAAGTTAGTGAATACTTTACATACTAATTTAACTCAGAATATCATAACAGGAAAGCCATTGAAAGAAGTTATTGACACTGTTACAGAAAGATTTAATGTTGAGAAAAACATAGCATCTAGGTTAATAATGACAGAGAGTGCAGCATATCATTCAAAAGCAAAAGAAAGATGTATGAAAGATTTAGGCTGTGAAAAATATGAAGTTATAGCAACTCTTGATGACAGAACTTCATCTATTTGCAGAAGTATGGATAGTAAAATATTTGATATGAAAGATTATCAAGTTGGAGTTACTGCTCCTCCTTTTCATGTTAATTGTAGGACAGTTACAGCCCCTTACTATGATAAATTAGATAGAGATACTAACTTAAGAGCTTCAAGAACAGACGATGATGACTATGAGTTAGTAGATGTTAAGGATTATCAAGATTGGTATGATAGGTATGTTGAGAAACCACATTATATTTTACATGCTAACGATGAAGGTAATTTTGATTATAAAGACAAAGCAAATGAATATCATTGGCTTTTCAAAATTGATAAAGTAGATTATAATAGTGTTAGAGAAGTATTTTCTCAATATGAGGCAGGAATGGCAGATTTAAGCTATGAAACAGCTATTGTTGTAAGAGCTGATGGGAATGTTTTTGGCATTATTGGTGGAGAAAATTTTGTTAATAGTCAAGTAGTTGGAGATTTAACTGGAGCATATATAACACATAATCACCCTAAAAAATATACTGAATTTTCTTTCAGTGATGAAGATATAAATTCTTTTATTGATCATAAATTAGCATATTTAAAAGGATTGGATTATAAATATGAATATGAAATAAGTTGGGATTTATTTGAAAGTGATAAATATTCAGATGATCCAGATGAATGGAAAAATTTTGAATATGTAAAACATAATATTCAAATAGGAAAAGCATTAGAAAAAGGAATTAGGTATAGGAGATTTAAAAGATGACAAATTTAGAAAAAGCTGTCAAAGAAATAAAAGAAGCATATACTGAATATTTTATTAGATGTAAAGAGATTGGTTCTGTTAAATTACCAAAAGGGACGTTAGATGGACATGGATCAGAATATGTAGAAGCTACGAAAATTCTTTGTGAAAAAATTGAAAATATAGAAAAAAAGTATTCTGTTAAAGTTTCTAATAAAGATTTTTCACAACAAGAAATCAATAAGATAAGAAAAGAAGTTTATAATGAAGATTAATAACATCTATTTGTTTTATCTCTTGACAAACTTTAACATTTATAGTACAAATAGTATTATATCATTTTAGGAGGGGAAGAAAATGAAAAAGATATTAGTTATTTTATTATCTACATTTTTATTGTTTGCTTGTGAGAGTAAAGAGGAGAGAGAGCTAAGAAAAGAAAGTGAAAGAAAGTTTAATGTAATTGTAGAAAAATTTGAGAAGGAAAAATATCAGAAAGTTCTTGATGAAATAAAAGTATTTGAAGAAAAATATCCTAATTTTATTAAAAAAGATGAATTGCAAAAAATAAAGGAACAATCTGTAATTAAACTTCAAGAAGAAAATAAAAAATTAGAAAAAT